ATGGGGATTCAGAACCTCAATGCGATTGCGCCGAATGAACCCGTATCAGAAACTGCTTGACCGTAAGCGTACTTGGTCTCCTGTTCAAACAACTGGAGGTAAGTTGAAAGAGGGTTCGGAAGAAGCTATCTTCCGGGCTCTCGCCCTTCGACAACTTGAGCTGCCTGTCGGTGAGTTTATTAACGAAGCTCTGAAATCAGAGGTACCTGAAGCAGCTCGTGATCTTCTTCTTACAAACATCAAAGACGAGGAGAACCATGACCTTGCCTTGGGATACGCAGCAAATGCGCTCGGAACAGATAGCCAAGCAGAAGCGGAAGCAGCTCGCCTACGAAAAGCTTGGGAAGATCATCCAGACCACACCGTACTCAAAGCACTGGTGGCTGAGAGAAGCATATTCTTTGTTATCCTCCCCTTCTTCCGCTTCAACGGTGACGCTGGACTAAGAACCATTTCTGCTGATATCAGTCGTGATGAACAAGTCCACGTTGCAACAAATAGCTTGGTATGTCGTGAGCTTGGTCTCACTGTCTCTCCTAGTTTGGATCGCCTCAGAAAGGCAACCATTAATTGGGTGATGCAGCCGCTTACCAAGTCCAGCAACAAGTACCTGGACAAGCAGTTCTGGTTGGATCAAAGCGACAGCCTGATGTATTCAGGTAAAGCAGAAGGTCTGCTGGAAACTCAACGTGGTCGGATGCCTGCGTTCTTCGAGACCAGCAATTCTGATCTTCCCAGTTACGCTTGAGTTAAAGCAACAGAACGGCCATGACTTTTAGTTGGAACCCAATTCAATTGCCAGATATTCCTGCGGCCCCTCAAAATAATCCGCTTAAATCTGGTCAGTATTTTGAAGAGTGGAAGAAAACAAGTCAAGGTCGTTCTGTTATTAAACGAGAAGCAGAAACTTGGAGAAGGCAGCAAAAATTGAATCAAAAAGATTCAATTCGTTATGCAGAGTCAGAGCTTAAAAAGAACTTTAAAGAAACAGATTTTTACAAAGATTATTTAAAAGGTTATTCAGCAACTTTTAATAAAGCTTATTCAGCTTGGGAAGCAGAAACACAAACCTCTCGTGAATTAGGTTCTGATATTTCTGCAATTAACACTGAAGGTCAAGCTCTTGCTGAATCTATTAGACAAGAACAGGAAGCTCAACCTGGAATTGTTGCTGAATCTTCCAGGCTTTTAAATGAACTAACTGCAGCCGCTGCTCTTCAAAAGAAGAAAGACACTGCACAACTTCAAAAAGCAAAAGCCCAAGCAAGTCAGCTTTCTATTCAACAGCAGCAAAAAGCAGCAGTTAACGCACCCATTACTCAGCAACCTAAACAACGTCAAAAGATTTCTACTGTTGGTGCCCCCAAAGCTGCTTATACCCGCATTAGTCGTTTAAATATGGGTGGTTACAGTGGGACAGCTCCAGGCCGAGTAAACCCCACAGGACTAAATATATGAAACCTATCCTTGAGGTTGAACTTATCAATTATCTGGACGAATTGTATCCAGATAAAGCTCCTGACCTTAGTATGGATGAGAAGCTTATTTGGTTCCGAGCAGGCCAAGTTTCTGTAGTAAGGCACTTAAAGGACCAATACAACCTGCAAGAGGAAACTAAGTATGGCTAGTGTCTTTGATTTAATTCAAACTGGTATAGGCATTTACTCTGCTTACGAAGCAGCTAAATCTGCACGAGAGCAGGCTGATGCTGCAAGAAAGGCAGCTAGAGCATCTAGCAAACAAGCTTCAACTGCTAAGTCTCAAGGACTTGAACAGCTTCAAATCCTGCGAGATACTGCAGCAGCTCAAAGACTTCAGTTTGAGCAAAATCTTCAACAGACTAGAGAGCAAACAGCAGCCATTTCAGCTCAAGCTCAGCAATCTCGTTCTGCAGCAGAACAACAAATAATTCAGCAAAAGCAAGCTTCTGCTTTGGCTTTGCAACAGCAAAACCTTGCAGCACAATTACAACAACAGCAAGCTACAACTGGTCCTGTCAGCAGTCGAGTACGTCAACGTGTTGGCACACCTGCTGCGTTGCGTACTAATTTGGAAATACGATCCCCTCTTTCTGTTGGAATTGGAATGGGGACACCTAATGCGACTGGTGGTTTGAATGTCTAATGCGTCTGCTCGTTATTCGGCACTAGAGCCGGAAAAGACGATTTATCTGGATCGAGCTATTGAGTGTAGTAAGTACACTCTGCCGACTCTTATTACCGATAACGACAGGAGCACAGGTAAAAACCTTTACACCAAGATCCAAACCACCTACCAAGGTCTAGGTGCTCGTGGTGTAAACAACCTGGCTAGCAAACTTCTTATTGCTTTGCTTCCGCCTAACCAAAGCTTCTTCCGTCTCTCTGTAGACGATATGAAGCTGAAGCGTGAGCTGGATAATTTCAAAGATCTCCAATCAGAGTTTGACCAACAACTGGCTTTGATGGAACGTTCCGTCATGCGGGACATTGAAGAGTCTGGAGACCGTACAGCACTGTTTGAAGCTCTTAAGCACCTCATCATTGGTGGTAACGCTTTGCTGTATGTCGCTGACAACGGCACTCGTGTTTACCCTCTCAAGTCGTTTGTGTTGAACAGGGACCCTGAGGGAAACATCCTTGAGGTTGTAGTGCGTGAGGAAGTCAGCCCTGATGTGTTGCCTGAGAAGGTTGCACCAAAGAACTCTGATGGAAAGTTCGTAGACAAAACGGTGTTCCTTTACACCCACGTCACTTGGAACTACGACAAAGATCGTTGTGAGTGGTATCAAGAGGCTTACGGCAAACCCATTGGTAAAAAGGGTTCAGTGCCGATTGATAAGAGCCCTTGGATCCCTCTCCGTATGTTCCGTGTGGCTCACGAAGCTTACGGTCGTGGATATTGTGAAGAGCTTCTGGGAGACCTGAAGAGCCTTGAGTACCTCTCTAAAGCAATCGTTGAAGGTTCAGCAGCAGCAGCCAAGATCATCTTCCTCTGCAATCCAAACGGTACGACTCGCCCTGACGCTCTTGCTCGGGCTGCCAATGGATCAATTGTGGCTGGCAATCCTAATGATGTGGCACCTCTGCAAATGCAGAAGCAAGCTGATCTTACGGTTGCTCTGAACACCATCGCTCGAATCGAACAACGACTGAGCTTTGCGTTCCTGCTTAACAGTGCCATTCAAGCTGGTACCTCTGGTCGGGACCGCGTTACAGCGGAAGAGATCAGAATGGTTGCACAGGAGCTTGAAGCAGGTCTTGGTGGTATCTACAGCATCCTCAGTATTGAGCTGCAGCTACCGTTGGTAAACCGCAAGATGGCTTTGATGGAACGTCAAGGTCGTTTACCGAAGCTGCCTAAGAACATTGTTAAACCTCAGATCACAACTGGTCTGGACGCTCTTGGACGTGGTAACGACAAAGCCAAACTTATTGAGTTTCTCCAAACCATCGCAGGAACTCTCGGACCTGATGCTTTGGCTAAGTATGTCAACAGCCGTGAATTGATCACTCGCCTTGCAGCTTCTGACGGTCTTGATACCTACAAGCTTATTAAGAGTGACGAGGATCTCATGGCTGAAGAACAACAAGCAGCTATGATGATGCAGCAACAAATGGCTCAGCAAGATCCTAATAACGATCCTGCTAAACAAGCCGCACTCGTTAAAGCTGAAAATGACTCAATCCGGGCAAGTCAAGAAGTCGCCGGAGCCCCTGGTGGCTTCTGAAGAGGTTAAAGAAGCTCCTAAGAAAGCTGCACCTAAGTCCAAGCTGGATCTACTGATCGAACAACTGAAGGAAGAAAAGCCTGAAGTGTACGAACAATATGTGGCTGCGATTAAGAATCGTCGTCCTGCTTGGGTGTATCCTGATCTGACCGTTCGTATTGGTTGATCATGGAAGTTATCGCTGATAATTTCTTGGGCCAACAAACTGGTCCTTACTCTGAGCAAGACCTTCAGATTCTTAATGAAGCTGAACAACAGGAGCAAGCTCAGGAACAGCAAGATCTAATTGCTGGTAAGTTTCGTTCTACTGATGACCTTCTTAAGGCTTACCAAGAGCTTGAGAAGAAACTAGGTTCCCGTGGCTATGAAGCTGCTGATGAACCTGAGGTAGAAGACGAAGCTACTGAACAAGAAGTCCCTGTTCTGTCTCAAGAGGATGAGCAAGTCATTCTTGACAGCATTGGTGGTCAAGAAAACTTTGCTGCTGTTCAGTCTTGGGCTAAGGACAACCTGAACCAAGACGAGCTTGAGGCTTACAACCGCGAAGTTAATAGCGGTGATTACTACCGTGCTCGTAACGCTCTTCAATCGTTGTACTACGCCTACCAGGACAACAATGGCTATGAGCCTGATCTGATTGGTGGAAAGCTGTCTGGTAACAGCAGTGATGTGTTCCGTTCCAGTCAAGAAGTCATGGCTGCTATGAGCGATCCTCGGTATTTGCAGGACCCTGCTTATACCCAAGATGTTCAAGACAAACTGATTCGTAGCGAAGTTCTAGGCCCAAGGGGTTAGTATTTCATTAGCGAACGTAAACATTGTTGCCGCTGAGGCGATAACAACAGTGAAAGCGAGCGCAGTTAAACATTCCTACCTCCAAACTAACGATGCCTGATTTTGCATCTCTAGGCCGGTTGGGTGGACTTAATGGCGTTCAATATAACGCTGGTTCCGCCTCCGGTAACTACGAGCGTGAAAACGCTAACTTCCTGAAAATCTTTTCCGGGGAAGTTCTGACTACCTTCAATCGTGAGACGATCTTCAAAGATCTGACCATGAAGCGCACGATCTCTTCGGGCAAAAGCGCAAGCTTTCCGATCACGGGTCGTTTCTCCAGCCGCTACCACCGTCCTGGTGATTTCATCACAGGTCAAGGTAACAAAGGCATGATCGGTGAAAAGATCATCACCATCGATGATCTGCTGATTGCTGATGCTTCCATCTACGACCTTGATGAGGCCAAACTTCACTGGGACGTGCGGAGCATCTACTCTGTCGAATTGGGACGCGCTCTGGCCCGTGCTTACGATCAGCGCCTTGCTCGTACTCTGCTGGCTGCTTCTGAGTCTGATGGCCGCGTGAAGGATTGGGATTCCAAGCGATTCCAACTCAACGGTGGTACCTACGTCTCGGCTACTTCTGGTGTGGTGACTTTGAGCGCCAACTTCCAAACCGCTGAACTCGGCTTCTTTGCCGTGGGTGAAGTGGTGTACGGTGAGACCTCCGGTGCTTACGGTGTGATCACCACTGCTCCTACCAACGGTGCAGCTACTTTCGGTATCAACCCTCTGGGTGCTATCGGTACCGGCACCAATGCTCAGTTCACTGTGGGTGAGCGTCTGTTCGTTCTGAACTCGATGCCTGGTGGTACCTCCATCACCGGTATTGATCTGAACGGTGCTGCTGACCGTAACGCTCGTGGCGATCTGATCGTTGAGAACCTGTTCAAGGCTTGCCAAGCCCTGGACGAAAAGGATGCTCCTAAGGAAGGCCGTGTGGTTGTTCTGACCCCCGGTGCCTACTACGACGTGCTGAATAGCGATCGTGCTATCAACACTGACTTCAACGGTGGTAACGGTTCTAACGGTACCTTCGGTGGTAACCGTGTTGCTTCTGTGGCTGGTTTCCGTCTTCTGACCTCCAACCACCTGGGCATTAACGGCTACACCAACGGCCAGACCTATGTTGGTCTGAACAACCAAGCCGCTGTGACCCGTGGTGAGCGTCCTAACTACATCAATGGCCGTGACGGCTCTGATGGTCAGGCTGCTGCTGGTACCTACGATTACTACCAGGATGAGCAGGGTAACACCTCCTCCATCGCTAACTGCTTCGGCCTGTGCTTCACCAAGGAAGCTGTGGGTACTGTGGCACTGAAAGATGTGTCGATGCAGATGACCGGTGCTGAATACAAGGCCATGACTCAAAGCACCATGATGGTTGCTTCTTATGCAGTTGGTCACGGCGTTCTTCGCCCTGAGTGCTGCGTAAGTCTCCTCTCCGACGGAAACCCTTACTAAGTCATATACTTATTAATTGGGTTATAGTTAAGGGGTCTTCGGGCCCCTTTTTAATGTCTTATTGCGAACTTACCTGGGCAGCTGGTTTGTTTGAAGGTGAAGGTTATATTTGTATTGCCTGTCCAAGTGGAAAAGATGGGCGCGTAGCAAATGGTTGGCGCATTGGAATTGAAATGACAGATAAAGATGTGGTTGAGCGCTTTGCAAATATCTTTGATTTAAAGGTTCTTTTTAAACCTCGTTCACACAAGAATCCAAAGTGGAAAGACCTTTATGTAGCTCAAGTAAGTCGTCAAGCTAAAGTGAAGGAAATTGTAGACGCTCTCTTGCCATTCATGGGCGAGCGTCGCCGCTCAAAAATGGAGGAGTTCCTTGGCGACTACAAAGCTCAGTGCAGTTAATACGCTTCTCGCCATTATTGGTGAAGCTCCTGTTAACTCCCTTAACCCCCCTCTAACTGGCGACGCTAGTCTTGCAGAGCGTACCTTGGATGAAGTGAGCCGAGAGGTTCAAGGTGCTGGTTGGTCCTGGAACACGATGCTGTATGACTCCATTCCTCTGGACGCTTCTACAGGCCAGTCCCAGCTTCCTAGCAACACCTTGGCTGTACGATTCAATCCGTTATCGTACCCGTCTCAAAGGTTTGTTCTTCGCGGTCTGCGGCTTTTTGATCGCGTTAAGAATACATACGATCTGAGGGGTAGCCTTGGTGTAGCTGTGACTGGTAATACCAGTGATCTTGTTGCTGAGATTATTGAAGAACTGGATTGGGACAGTATTCCTGAAACGGGTCGTCGTTACATCATGATCCGAGCAGCACGGATGTTTTCTAACCGTGCAATGACTTCCTCCAGTATTGAGGCTTATACAGCGGAGGACGAGAAGAACGCTCTTCAAACATTGAAGCGTACTGAGGACATGGCTCAGAACTACAACTACATCAGTGGTCCTGATGATATGTACGGTGGCCGTGTGATGACTGTGTTTGGTCCTGACATTCTTGATCGCTGATGTCTAAAGAACTTCTTAGCCAAGTTATTACACCACTTAATAAAGGTGTTAACCAACAGGCTGACAGTCTTGTACTGCCTGGCTTTGCAAAGGTTCTTGAGAACGGCGTGTGTGACCTTGTAGAGGGTCTTAAGAAGCGTCTTGGTTCTGTACCTGTAAAGCGTATTGATACGCTTACCAAGAACGCTGGTGGAGCCAGTCTTGTAAACCCTATTAAATGGAACGAGGCTTGGTACTTTATCTACAACCGTAGTAGCACTGAACGCTTTGTTTTGATTGCTGCTGACGACAGTCGTACCATTACTCGTACAGCTAACACTACTAGCGGGTCTTCCGTTGTTAGCAGTGTTAGCGGTTCAATGACTACAGACCTTTATGTGGGGGCTTCTGTCAGTGGTTCTGGTATTCCTACTGGTACTGTTATTACTGCCATTGATATTGCTGGAGCAAAGCTTACGCTGAGTAAGAACGCTACAACTACAGCTACTAGTGTAACGCTGACGATTGCTTCTAGCAACACATTTGTTGCAGGTATTGCAAACTTAGAAGAGCTGTCTGGTACTGAGCTAAACGTTGTTCCTGTAGAACAAATCTTTGCCAACATCACAACGACAAACCTTGGATACCTTCGTGGTTCTGGGATGGCTCGTGATCGCTTTAGAGCTACCTCGTTCCAAGATTATGTGTTTATTACAAACACTCAGAAGGTAGCTCTTTACGACAGCACTGAAACTCTTACAAGGTTCAACGTCGGTCTTATTGGTTCAGCGTATCAACCCATCAAAGGTCAGGTATGGGTCAAGCTGGTTGACTACGACACGATGTATGAGGTTCGTGTTGAGCTAGACGATGGTGACGTTATTGTTGGTCATTACTTAACCCCCTCTCTTACTGACAGTGGTGGTAACACCAACGTTGTTAGCTCTGAGGATATTGCTGCTCGTCTTGTTAATTGGACTGAAACCATTAGTGGTAAAACAACGATTGGCAGCAACATCATCGATACTGTTTCTGACGCTGATATTGAAAAGGTTTACCCAGGAGAACTCGTAAGTGGCACTGGTATTCCTGCTAACTCCTTTGTAGGAGCAGTAACTAGGGTTTCTGGTGCTAATAGTTTTACGTTGGTTACTGAGGCTGGAGTTGCAGTTAACGCAACGGCTAACGGCACAACAACCATAACCCTCGGGGATGGTCTTGATAACACTGATATCAACAACAAACTGACTTTTGAGGTTCGTGGTTCTCAGATGCTTATTGGCCTTGTCAGTTCCTCTAGGTACATCAAAAGTCTGACTGCTACCGATGCTC